TTAACCAATTAAATGTTCTATCATCTTTTGATTGAACATTATCATTTGTTTGTTGAACTGTATAATTTATAGTCCCCGTTTTTATAAATGTCAAGCCAGTAATTCGTTCATTTCTATCAGAAAATGTTCTTTTTATAGGAATTATTTGAGAAACAGCTTCATCAACTGGACCAGCTTCAACATTTGTTGCAACCGCTCCACTTGCTGAAATAGTTTGGATAGAATAAAAATAGTTAGTAGTTTCTACAGTATTTGCATTTGGTCCAGCTATAGTTTCACTAATTGCAATAGTTTTATTTTTGTCTTCATAACCAGATATAACAAAATTAACACTAGATATGTTGCCACTAGAACTAAAACCAATTTTTTTAGCAAAACCATCAGGACTTACCCATTCACTATTTGTAACTCCAATTCCATTTAAATTAAAATTACCCGCAGATCCTAATGTTTGATTTTCAAAAACACCATTAGGATCAACATCAGCTAAATCCATTTTAACTTCAATTCTACGCATGTTTGCTCCTATCTTTCTTTTGATGCAAAAATATAATCAATAGACATGGTTTTAGCTACAGCCTCTCCATTCTGAATACCAAAAGAAATTGTTAATTCCTCATCGTCAGGTAAATTGGTTACAGCTAATTTGCCAAGAATAGTTGGATTATTATTATTTGTAGATGCCGCATAAACAATTTCACTTACGCCGTCATAATAAAAACCTAAAGTTAAATAAGTATTATTAGCAACGGTTGTAATTGCAGTAGCGGTTGAAGCAGTTGAATCTTTAACAACAACAAAATCTAAATTTGCGTCTCCATCATCTTTTCTAAAATAAACACCATCAGTAACTGCTAATGGAGTTGAGTCGGTAATTTGAAGACCAATTATAAAATCTGATTCAGTTGCATCGGAAACAGCAAAGCGTGCTTTAAAAAATAATTTTTTGCCAGCTTCAAATTTAAATGATTCGCCAACTTTTTGTAAAGCATTTAAATCATTGTCTGCAGCACTGTTAGTAAGCAAAAGAACGCCACCATCAACATTAGCTAAAGCTTGTGTTGCTCCAGCTTGTGTTTCGGTAACTGTCCAATTAACTGCGTGATATTCGTCAAAATCATCAAAATAAGTATGCATTTGAGTTGGATCCAATTGGATCATTTGTCCCAAAATGTTTTGAGCGGTAATGTTATTAACGCCTTTAGTAAAATTTGTAGTTGGCATAATATGTATAAATTTAGTTGTAGGGAGAATTTCACTCCCTTTTATCCAATAGGACAACAGTTAAAAGGATTAAACGCCTTGTGAAGCAAAATAGCCACGAGGATCAGTAACGCCTACTGCATAGGAAGTCATAATTTTATATTTATGATCTCCTGATTCAAAAGCACCATCGTTGCTAAATTCACCCTGAACTGCAGTGATCATTTTAGCACCTTCTGGAGCGTCTGTTTTAATAAAATAAGCGTCGTCGATAATCAAATGCGGATTAACTAAAACTCCACCTGAAAACAAACCCATATATTTTAAAGCGTTAACATCGTTGTTAGCAGTTGAAACACGAAGTTGAGATTCTAAAATACGAGTAGCTTCAAACATTAAAGCTGTTGGAACTTGTAATAAAATTGGTTTAATTTTAGCTTTGATTCCTCTATCGTTATTAGTTTCTCTAATTTGAATGCACAATTCTTCCAAAGCTTCCTCTGATAAATCAGAAGGAGTAGCTAGAGTGTTAGAAAAGTTGCCTGCACGACTTGGATGGTCAGTTGCAAAAAACTTTTTACCATCACCAAAAGTGTAGCCTGAATCAAAACCGTTATTGAATAAATCAGCAACGTCAACTTCTTTAGTTTCACGAAGTGAAGATGCTAAATATTCATTACCTTTAGATACAACGTTAAGATATTTATTAAATTTACGAGCTTCCCAAGAAACTTGATAACCTAATGCACGAGTTCTTTGTTGATATCTTGATACATAGCCTTGCGACATTGAATCATAATCAACACCAGCACCTTCGTTTTTAGTTTTTAAAAGACCAAAAGGCGAAATTAACACATCTTCGTCAAATTGTTCGTCTGTTGACTCCATTTTGACAAGTTTTGCTGCTAAAAGATCATCCTCGGTGTATGCTCCCCAATAAGTTTTTACTCCTGGTTTAAGAGCTTTTGGAATTGTTCCTGTTACTATAATAGACATAATTTATATTTTTTGTAATTAATATTAGATACCACTAGTTACGTTTGCTTCTGTGTGGTTATTGATTTTAACGCGCCATTTAGCGTGTTGACCAATAGCATTATCAAGAGCGTCAACTAATCTTAAAATTTTAAGTTGGAAAGTCGCATCGGTAGCGGGAGTTGAAGTGTCCAATTCTGCACCAGACAAGCCAGTGACAGTTGAGCCAGATTCATTAAATACTACATTAGCGTTTAAGCCAACAGAAGTTACAGCTAATGGAGTGCCAGCAGTTTCTTCTTGAATTTCAAATTCTTGAAGTGGGCTGTCGGCAACAATAGCTACTGCTTCGGTTGAAGCTGGATTGTAAACTGAGTTTAGGTTAAGTGGATTAGCCAAGAAACCAATAATAACACCAGTGATTTTATTAGCATCACCAGCCGTTGCTTTATTAATTTCAGGTAAAGAACCTGCGGCAAATTGTCTTCCACTAGTCAAAACATTTGCTGTGTTAGAAGTTCCTGTTTTGATTACTGGATCACCAATAAACAATGCAGTACCATAGCTTGAAGGAATGTAGTAATAATTTTTAGGAATCTCTACAAAAGGAGAGTTCTTAACGGGTACTAATCCGTATGGAGTATTTGAATTTGTCATAATTATTTAATTATTTAATTAATTTTTTTTGATCCTGCGCAACATAAGTCATTGAACCCAAACCAAGATCTTTTCCTGCAAGTTTATCAATGCTTTCTTGTTGACGATTATTTATTTTAATTTGATTATCTCTCTGTATTTTTTCGTTCATTTCCTCAGAAATTTCCATGGCATAACGCATAAATGTTTCGCCCATTTTATTTTGACCACCTCTGATTGGAGCAATTTCTATTCCGTTTTCATTAGTAGCAGGTTTATATCCTAAATCAATTAAATCTTGTAATCGATTAGGGATGTTACCAGAAACCCAGCGCCTTATAAAACCTGCTTTTTTTGGCAAATCTGACAAAGCACCATGTCTTTTTAAATGTGAGCGTGGGTTTCTAATAAATTCTCTTCCATCGGGTAATTTAACAATTTCCATATCACGATTAGTAGCTCTAATTTCTCTATCATTATAATTAGATACTCTTTCTTGAGCATGTTCTTTTGAACTTTCTCTGTTTGAATCAATATTTTTGTTTGTCATAAATTTTCTCAATTGTTAATTATTAAAATAGTCATTAATGGCGTTTTGTTGCATATCTTTAATTTGAGCAGAAGTAAAATTGTGCTTCTTTGCAAAATATTGACATGTTTGACGCACATCTAAAGGTAAATCATTATAAGTATATTGTTTTTTACCTACATTAATACCTCTTTGACCGCTTTCTACACTTGGAGCTTTAGTTCTATTTAATTTATCACTAAATCTTGATTGAATTTCTTCGCTAACCATTTCTAATCTTTCTTCAAGAGATATTCTTTCAGATAAAGTGCCAAAATAAGCTGTTGCTGTTGCCTGCATTATTTTATCTTGATGAAACCAAGTGTTATCAGCAGTCCAATTATCAAAAAGCACTTTTTCATTGCGGCTAATTTGATTTTTTGGTTGCTCAACTTCTGGCTCTTCAAAAGAAACTTTATTTTTCTCAAGCTCTGCCCGCTTTTTTTGAATATCCCTTACTTTAGCAACGTCGCCCTCTAAAATTGCATTTTCTTCTGCCTCATCTAAAGATTGAAACCGTTTTTGATTGTTTTCTTCATATGAAAATTTTTGGACATTTAAAATGACGTCCATTTGCTTGCGAAGTTCTGACATTTCTCTTTCAAGAGCGGTTTTTTCAGAAGCCAGTTTTCGATTTCTTTCATTTAATACAGGAGTTTCTTTTTCCTGTACTTCTAAAAATTCTTGTGCTGTTTTATGAGGTTTTAGCGTTCCATCTTTATATCTTCCTTTAAAAAATTTGCCAGTTCTCCAACCGCGATCCCAAGCGTCTTTTTCTGTATCACTTAAATTTTCATAAAAAGCTCTTTCTTCACTTTTTGCTGATTTTTCAAATAGATTATTGTCTTTTTCAATTTCTTCTTCTTCCATTTCTTTTAAAATTGGATTAGAAGATAAGTTTTTATTTTCCTCAACTTTTGGCTCGAGTTCTTGTGAGTTTAAACCAATATCAATATCTATTTCTTCAGAACGATCAATTACTTGCATATTTCCTCATTAATTTGAATTGCTAAAATATTACGATCAAGAATGATTCTATATTCTTTACTATCTTTAGTTTGATCTTTGCTTAATCTATAACCCTCATAAGATGGAATTAAAATTTTATCACCAACTTTTGGCTTTTTTTTCCATTCCTTATCAGTTCCTTGATCAAAAGCTTTTTCACCAATATCAACAATAGTTGCCAAAGTTTTAGCTCCCTGCATATCATCTCTTGATGAATCGGGTATAATTATTCCACCAGAAGTTTTTTCTTCGACCACGTCAGGCAAAATTAAAATTCTATATTCAGGAACACTGTAACCAGAAGTATTAATCATTCAAACCTCCTGCAAAATCTTTCAAAATATTTTCTAAATCGCTAGATTCTTGTAAATCTAATAAATTGGCAATTTGATTAATAGCTTCACAGCCACCAAAAGCACTTAAAGCGATGTCATTTTGAAATTTTTCATTTTTTATATAAATGCATGCAACATTATTTAATAATTCAATGCGCCTCTTTAATAAAAAATTTTTAAATTGAATAGTAACTGGATTTTTAATCCAATCTTTTAACTCTTGCATTTGTATTTGACTCATAATTTACTCATTATTCTGATTAATATTATTATCAATAGTTTCAGGTTTAATTCCCTTAACTTGTTGATTTTCTAGCTTTGCTAGCTCTACTGCCGCTCTAAATCTTCTATCTTCTTTGCGGTCTTGCATTTCGTTTTGTCTTGATTCTGCATCAATCATATTATCCAAAACGTCTAATTTTTCTTTAGTTTCTGCCATCTCGGTATCTTTAACTAATTTGCCTGCTTGTGCATAGTTGACCAATACCTCTGAATCAGTTTTTGCCGATTCTTTTTGTAGACGCATTTGCTCTATCTCTAATTCAGCAGATTTAATTTGCACATTTGCTTGCATTTGCATGCGTTTAGTTTCTTCTTGCGCCATTGTTAATTCAACGGCAGGGTCAGGTTGTGGTTGTGGTTGAATAATAAACTTATCAAAATTTTCAACGCCAGCTATTTCAAAAACTGTTTTATGCAACAACATTTGGTCGACATAAGGTGAATTGATAAAGCCCATTAAAAATTGTGCTTTTGCAAATTTTTGCATTGAAATCACATTTTCAGGATCTACAACTGGAACAATATCATAACCTTTTAAATCAAAATCTTCCTTAACATTTGGCGATTCATTTAACTTAATATCTAAAATTTCAGAATATTTTTTTTGAGATAAATAAGTTGAATTTATTTCGTAGAATATCTTAACTTCTTGTTTTAATGAATTATAGATTCTTTTAAAAACACTCTTGAATTGTTTTTGTCCTTGCTCTGCCATTCCCATATAGGTGGTCGCAGCAATATTTCCAGCATTTTCACCAGTCAATACATCTCTTAAAGAAGCCAATTCTTTACCTGCATTTACTAAAAATTGCATCAAAACAAATAAAGTTTGCGATGGTTCAGCGTGTGGCAAAGGAACAATAGCGTCACGAATACTTCCGCCGTAAGAGTCAACCATTTTCCATTCTGATAGCTTAAAGGGTTTCATGCCACCAGAAATATTTAATGTTTTAGCAATAAACCCACCACCTGTATTCTGTAAAGTTCCAGCATCATTAAGTTGATTAATATTTGAATTAATCGCAGAATTTATGTTATATAACAAGTGTCCCAATCCAATCGAGTAAAAAGATCCATCGGGTGATGGGATAAAGTTATATGCAGTAAAAAATTTTATAGGTTTAATTTTAATTATTTCTTGTTTTTTATTATACCTAACATCTTTTTCATTAAATCTTTTTACCAACTTTATTAATTTGTTGGTAGCTTTATGAACTACTGCAATATACGGCTCTGGGTATCCATCATTGTCTAAATCAAAATAATTGTGTTGTTCTAAAAAAATAACTAAACCCGCTGATGCTTCGTCACTTGTTTGTTTTTCGTCGTTAGCATCTAAAGAATTATCAAAAGATGCACTATCTTGTGCTTTTGGATCAAAATCAAAATCAATGTAATCACCGCTACGAATTGACGAAACAACATCTTGCGGATATTTTTCAATGATATGTGTAACTGGTGCATCAAAAGACGTAGCAAAATCATTAATAATTAACTTGTCGGGATAAATTAAATCTGATTTTATACATTCGTCATTATTATCATAATAATCCTTTTTAAACATTGTGCCAAGCGTTGCTAACGCTACAAACAATGCGTCCATATCTTTTTCAAAACCTTCAATTTCTTCATTCAATTGATAGTTCATTACTGTTGCAACTCTTTGACCGCGTTTAAGCTTGGCACCTACATTTTGAATTGCTGGCAAACCTGTTTCATCTAATGTAGCAATTGATCCATCTTCATTTCTCATCTCATTACCTTCTAAGTCTTTCATCACCTCGCCATCATCATTTCCAATAACTTTAGCTTTTACGATATTACCGTCTTTAAAAATTTCGGTATAACATTTTGCGGAAAATTCAACGCATGCAGTTGAAATTAGCGGGAACATTATATTAGATGAACCTTCAAATGGAAATGAACGCTTGTCGCCGATTGCTAAAGTGCATTTGACTAAATCTTGTAATACTTTTTGTTTTTCGCTACGAGATTGTAAGTCAGTGTTATATCTAGTTATTACTTCACTTGCGATGAGTGTTTTAGTTTCTTCGGACAATATACTAGCTAGATTGTCAGTCGACAAAATAGTTTGAAAATCAAGTTTTGAATTGTAAGAATCTTTTTGAATTAGCAATTTTTAAATTTGTTTAATGTTTATAATTATCTAATAATTAAATATAATTAACTATATCAAAATATTTGTCAAGCATTTTTTAATAACCCGTAATTGCATTTCTATTACTTGTGTTTAAATACTCTTCATAAGCCCAATCATCAACAAAGCCATTCATGTTTAGAGATTCTTGTTCAAGTCTTCCTTTAGAAGCTACCATTGTTCTAAAAGCATCTGCACAATGATTTTCAACTCCCTTAGCTGGAGAATCACCAAAAGCTCCTATGCTCTCAATAAATTTCTTTTTATAGCCTCTAAGCCTTGTCAATCCTAACTCGCATCTTTTTGAATCAAACCAACACCTGCCAAAAAACATTCTTACATTATTAATATCTCCGATTAAGTCGTTAGTTCTTTCGATTCTAGTAAATTTAAAACCAAACTCTTTTGCTGTAGTTAGCCCATTCTGCCCATCATGATAAGCTCGTTTATTTATGTCGTGGGGCAAAAAATGATTTCCGTAGTTATAATTTTTCTCTTTTAACATCTTCAAATAAAACGGTAAAGGCTCATCAGTCCATTCGTAATAATCGACCAACATATAATCAAACCCTTTTTTTTGAAAGAACCAAATTGCAGTAAAATCATCTAGACCAATATCCCAAGCTGTATGAACTGGAAGAGATCCATCAATTCCTACTTTTGCAATTCGCTCGTCCTTTTCTGCCCTGATTATTTCTTTAGCGTAATAAGCACCGACAATTGCTTTTTGAAATGCTTCTTTGCTATTGCTTGGAAATTCTTGCTTCATTAAATCGCCCTGTGTCTCTTCCTTCTTACAATACCAAGTTTGTTGCTGTCTAGTTAGCTTTATGCCCTCATTCTCGAGTTCTAAGAAATAATCATTCTGTTTGTCGCTCAATCTATAATCGGCGTCCATCTTATACTTCTTATCCTTCCACCAACCAAAAAAGTGAAACTTCCAATCAAGTGCCGTTAGCTCTTCTCGCATTCTCATCTTTCTTTCTGCCACATCACATAAAGTAAAGAAATGCCCGCTTGCTCCCTGTGCCGTTGATTCAATTACTATTTGTTGCCCCTGATGCACTGTGTTTAAGCTTCCACTCATAATCTCTTCGGCTTTATCGGGACTCTTGCGACATATCTTGCCGAACTCCGTAATGTGTAAGCGCTGAACTGTTCCCGACCGTGCCGAGGTGGTAACTGAATAAGACGAGCCATTGCTGAAACGCATAATCTCCGTTGAGTCAGTGATAAGCTTGCGATGCTCTTTTATCTCAGTCGGCAATCTGTCATAAGCATAACGCACTTTGTCTCTAAGTAGTTTCTTAGCATCTTCTAAATCGTCCCCAATCAATACCGCCGTGATGTTTGAATTGAACAAGCAATCGTCAAGAAAATTAATGCAATAGTATGTTGTGATGCCTAGCTGGCGGGCTTTAAGAATAATATTAAGCGGGTGTGTTTCGTTGATTAGTTCGCTTTGTGCTTCATTGCAAATAAATTTAAATTCTTTGCCGTTCTCATCTTTACAGTAATACAAATTAGACATACGCCAAACCTTGCTACTCAAGAGTTCAGCGAGCTTTCTTTTTTTTTCGTCGATAGAATTATTCACGATTATTTATTATTATCAATTTCACTCAATACTTCACCGAGCCATGAGCTAGTTGAGCTGGTGTCTTTGATTTCCGCTTGCACTTTTGTATAATCGCCAAATCTTTTTGGCTTTAATTTTGAAGCAATCCATTTTCTGGAGTCAATTTTTAATCGTGCTTGATTCACCGCCCCCGCGTCTATCTTGCCAAACGCGTCCATGGGCATTTCAGCATCGCAAATTTCTTGAATTTCATCCGCTAAAGTTTCCGCTTGTTCCTCGCGTGCGTGTGTGTATTGTTTGTTTAATGCTTCATTATCATTCAACCAATGCCATACAGTTGTTATATTCGGCATCTTATCCTCTTTACAAATCTTTCTCAATGATTCACCGCTTGCGATTCTTTCACATATTTTATCAAATATCCCTTGTGAGAATCTTGTGCTATTTTTTAACATATTTTTTTTTAATTAAATTATCTCGCGGACAATAATTTTTAAATTAATTATATAAACTCATTTTGTCAATAGATTTCTTGTAATAGATTATGTAAACTTAATTTATAGCTAATGCTAGCAAATGCTACAATTTCATTTTTACTAATAAAAAAAAAGAAGCAAAAAAAAATTAGGGTGTGTGAGATTCAGAAACAGCTTTT